TTATACCAGTAAGGTCTGAATATGGTGGTGGCGGATTTGCCATTACCTTGGGTAACCCTTAAATGCCTTTACAGGACTTGTTTTTTCCACAGACTTAGGTTCTTCGCTAGCAGCCGAACCTACTAATTGTTTGCCACCTGGAGTGTCGGTCATTTGCAAGGCTTGATCTATAAGATTGCTGACGTCCTCACCAACTCCGGCTATAACTCCGTGCTCGCCAAATATTTCTTGGTCGTCCCATGGCAACATGTAAGGATTCACATCATCTTTTACTGCATCGCTCCTGGCACGGGCTAGGGCCACACCAACTCGGTAAGTTTGATAGGTATCGCTGCTGAACAATCCGTTTATCCTATATACATAAGCCAACGGGTCGCCTTGATCAGCTGGCAGGGCTTTTTCTTCGGTGATAAACTCGCGGGCTCTCATCTTGGATAACCTTTAAATCCTTTTACTGGACTTGTTTTGTAAACACCTTCGTGTTCAGTGCTACGATTGTCTGTTAATTTTGTAACGCGGCCAGCGCCAACTGATTTGGCAGCGGCATTGATAATATCTAAGTCTACATCAGTATAGGTGGCCAACAGCGGATCGCCAGCAAACGCACCAGCAGGTGGTGTAGGAAAGTCAGGCGCACCAGCCATGGCAATACCAAAACGCCATTGTGTGTAAGGACTGCCGCCTTGTTTGGTCATGCTAATGTCAGGCATGCTGATAGCACCTTTGATAGCTGTGGCCTGATGATTTGGCAATTTTTTAGCGTTGGCAGGCACATCCTGTGCTGATCCAAACTTTGCCTCTGCTACAAAATCACGAGCTCTCATTTTACATCCTTCAGTTTCATTTGACCAAATGGAGGATCACCTTGGGTGTTCTGCCATAAAGCACGATTACTCAATATCTCAACCCATACACCGGTATTGGGACGATTAAGACGCCAAAAATCAAATTTTGAATGACTACTAACTGGTCTGCAATACAGTGTCCGTTCCTTGGGTACACATAACTGCTGGCTAGTAGTCCGCATTTTCTTTTTTTCTGTGCTGGTTCTCATTATATTTAGCTGGGAGTCATTGATGTAAACTTGACACATGCCATCCACTAAATCTTCTGGATCTTCAGCTGCTTCTACCACAGCCTCGGCCAACAACAATCTAGTTTCACTGCTGATTCTGCTGAGTGTTTCACTTTGATTATCAGGTTTACGTTGATATCCTGCACCAGGCAACCAAACGCCGTGATTAGTTCTAGCAACCAATTGATCGTTGGGTATACGTTTGGCTACAAATTTGTAAGGTTTGGTACCGTCCCAGTCACTGGCTTCGATCAAATACATGGTGTCGTGATCAAACACCATGGTAAACCCACCCATTTTTCGTTTGATAATGATTTTTGCTGCCGCAAGTGCAGTATCTTGCAACAATGCTTCAGAAATAGTTTTTCCATCAGGACTTGCTTTGGCAGTGCCTGCTTCGACTTCACTTTCATCATCGTACACATCAAGACTTGTGTTTAAGATACTGATACCGTGGCTGTTGATGCCTTCTTTGTAGCCGGTAATCTCGTCATGCATCATCATGCGTTCAACACCGTCTTCGTCGGATTCAATAAAATCCAACACAGGAGTATAGTTACGGTCGCGATTTTTGGCGCCGGCCCAACCAATACCGTCAAAGTATTTGGCGATGATTATACACATTTTACTTTGCGTAACCCTTGAACGCAGTTACTGGGCTGGTGTGGTTGGTGTCAGTTGATTCAAGACTGCCAGGACCAATGTAGTCTGTGGGCTTCATGCGAAGCTTTTTCATGATTGCCTTGAGTTTTTTACGGTCATATTCAGTGTATGCACTGAATATTGGCAAGTTGCCAAAGAAGTTAATTTCATCCATTTTAGCAATATCGTCTGGATGCATTCCGGCCAATGTTGATACACGATAATGGTCGTAATAACGGCCCCAATACACATCGCCTTGGCCGCCTGGACCAACTAGACCTGGATGTGCTTGTTCAAATTCGTGGTTGGGAGCAGATCTGGTTCCGCCTCTACCACCTTCGGCAATAAACTCTCGGGCTCGCACGTTTAGTTTCCGGCGGCGTTGTAGACACCTGATTGTGCTGAACTGGCTGTGCCCAATGCTCTGGCAGTAAATGTAGTCCCTACCATAATTAGGTAGTTACCGGCGCCAACATAAATTTCTCGTGTGCTTCCGTTAGGAACACTGACCACATTGGCGTACAAGTTGCCCACCGGAGCGGCATTTCCCAGAGCTTTGGCAAATACCTGATAGGTAACATCTGCACTGTTAGCATTGATTTCTGCTTTGTCTGTGGTCCATGTTACGTTGCCTGCGGCATTGATTACTTGAATAGCCATGTTGATTAACCTTTATAATTTTTCCAAGTCTTGAACAAACTACGCTCAAGCTCTACTGATTCAGAATGCAAACGACGTTCTTGACTAGCCACAACAGGAACAGTTGTTTGACCAGTGCTCTTAGGACCGTTCAATCCACCTGAGTATGTACGTAGATTTGGTTCTGCCTCAAGTGTTTCTGTGTCAGTTGGCCAATCCGGATCGTTCAGCGTTTCGTCTGTGTCGCCATAGGCTTCATCAACTGTTTGTTCGCAACCACATGGTGTGTTACCACATGTGCCGCAAGCTTCAGCGGATTGACCATGTAAGCCAGCCATTTTTAACAATGCGGCCAACTGATCAGCTTCTTCGCCTTCGGCACTGACGGTAATACTCTTGCGAGTTTCGCCATCCTCACCAACGTTCATGTTTACAGTAACATTCATACCTTCGGTAATCATTGATTCAACTTGAGTGTTTAATCCTTCGTACACGCCGCCGCCAAAATTGTAACCACCAGCGGATTTTTTAGCACCGGCTGGTGCTGTAGCTACACTACCGGCTACAGTTGTTTCATCAACTTTTTCTTCTTTTTTATCTTTGGCGGCTTTTTTCATTGGCTCTTTCTTGTCACCATCTTTGTCTAGATCCAAAAAGTCTGGCTTGCCAGCTTCTTCTACCTTGCCATCCTTTTTAGCTTTCCAAGTAGTGGCATAAGCAATAGCCTTGTCTTTACCACTCAGGTGACCATCTTTGCTCAACGACTTTTTAATACCTTTGACCATGCGTTCGGCTTTGGCACCAGGAGGAGCCACTTCGGGCATAACTTGTTGTTCTGCGTCACGCTCGTGTGTGCTGATAATGTAATCAGTAACACTGCTCATCATGCCTTTGATCTGACCAATCTTTTCTTGTACCCATTCTGGCAAGTTTTCGTTGTCGCGTAGGGCACTTTCAAGTTCTTTGGCATGACGCATGATAGTGTGCAAAGAATCTTTGGTCATACCAGCTTCGTCATTATACTCCGCCTGTTCACCGTGTTCAATACTTTCGCTAGAACAATTTGTAGGACGAGTCATCATAACACTATCGCTATCAAGATCTTCTTTGGTTTTTTCTTTCTTAACACGCTTGCCGTCAACTGTTTTATACTTGTGACTGCCTTTGGTCACACGCTCTGAATCTTTTGATGCAGCAGATTTTGGACGTCCTTTTTTCTTAGGAGCGCCACCTTTAGCTTCTGGTGCGTCTTTGTCATCTTCTTCGTCATCTTCGTGTTTACGAGTGTAAGTAGTGGCTTTTGTTCCGTCTGGCAATGTGCGTTCTTTTTTATCAAACTTACCTGTGCCTTTTTCTTTTTCACGACTGGCCATCCAAGCATCCATCTCTTTAAAACCTTCTTCAATTTCGCTTGTGTCTTTAAATTCTTTATCGCCTAACTTGAACTTACCACCCTTTGGTGTTGAAGCAAGTTTGCCTGTAAATGCATTACCTTCATCAGCTATGCCTTGACTCTCATCATACTTGTCATATCGGTTGCGAATGTTGTCCATGGTCTTGTCGCTGGCATGTTCACGGCCGGCCTTTTGCAAAGCCTTCATGCCCTTTTCGCCGTATTTCTTTTTACCAATGGCTGCTTGGAATGCACTTTCGTCCATGTCACTTTCTTCAACTTGGCCCTTGGCTCGCATTTTTGCCAACTGTGCGCCAGCAATACGATTGCCCTTTTCGATGTTTCCACCGCCGGCTTTCTTGGCCAAGGCTTTGAAGCCTGTTGTAGCATTGTTGTGTTTGCCTAGGTCACGCTCGTTCAGTGCTTGTGCCAATGAACCTTTTTTAGGTTGCTGTGGAGCAGGTGTTGCGTGTTCTGCAAGTTGTTCTGCGTCTTGTTTGCTAGCTAGTGTGGCCAATCTCTTGTTTAAGTCGTAAAAAAATGTCATTCTATTATCCTCTTGGGTTGGCACCAGTAGCTGGACGTGGTGGGCGTTTTACTTTGGTCATTGGGCTGTCGTTGCCCATTGGCAAATCATTTGTAGTTTTTGCAGGCGGAGTCTTACCACCGGCCACTGTAAAGTCACTACGATATGTGTTCTTTAATACTGCATGCTCATCATATGGAGCAGAATAATCCGCAATCAGGGCTTTTTGTTCTGCGGTGTCAGCAGGATAATCCGTGTCCAACAAATCTTTGTTCTGTGCCGCAATACGCTCACGCTCTGAATCCATACCTTCTTCATGCGGTGTAGTCAACATGATGATGCGATTTGGATCCATCATCAACAATTGAGCGATCTGTTTGATCTGTGGCTCAATAGCTGGATAACGAAATTCCACGTCCATGCTGGTTACACTGTCGTTGCTGTGCTTGGGGAAGTCAGCAGGCTTGAGTTGCACCGGTGTGGTTTTTGGCTTGGTGATTTTTACAATGTCAAACTGTGCAAGTTTTTCTTCTAGCTGTTTGACGAAATCAGGAGCAACATCACCTACAATTTTGATTCTGTAGTTGTATGTGCGCTCAGATTCTGCGAGGTATTGTTGAAAATTTTTCATCGGTCGGGTTCCTATATGATATTTATGCTTATTCAGTTTTTTGGTCTCTTGAACTTATCAAGCGTTCCAATAAATCGTTACGACTTAGGGTGTTTAAAACTTGCCCTTCGCCTACCTGGACAGCATCCTCAGGTGCATTTTTAGCCGCATCTTGATCTAGTTTGAGTTTTTTTAACTGTAGATCCAGCATTTTTAATTTCTTGTTTAGTTTGGTTGTTTTGGCTGTGAGTGCATGGCCTAGCATGGTACTGGCCACTGCAAACAGTTCACTAGCATAGCGACTGTCTACATTAAACCCTAAATCGCTGAGATTTTGGTAGCTTTCTTTGGCCAAGTCGGCAATGTCGTCTAGTTCTCGATCGCTGGCGTCTAAATTGCGGATGGCCGGCAGGGCGGCATCAATTTTGTCAAGGGTATCGTCTATTTTTACAATAGCGGCCTGTGTTTCTGCTGTGGTCAAGACTGGTTCGTCCTGGGCACTTTCTTCTGTGGGCGGAAAATTGAAAAGAGATTCTAATTTACGAGTCATGACCTATTTACCGGTCTTTTTGTTGCCTTGATGATAAATCTGATCTTCGTTGATCACACGAAAGGTAAGGCCATTTTTCTTGGCCCATTTGGTTGCACTATCCCACTTGGCATAATTTAATGCTACAACAGCACGGTCACGGTCACTTGCCTTGCTTTCAAGTACGCTTTGTTTTTTGGGTTTAATTTCTATCAGCTCGGCCTTTGTAGTGTTGTTGGGGCCGCGATAGGTTACCAAAAAGTCTGGAATATAAACACTTTGCTTGCCAGTAAGTGGATTGCGATAAGGTATACTGATACTTTCGCTGGCCCATTGTAGGACATTTTCATTTGAATCTAAAAACATCATAAAGGTAAGTTCCCACCCGGATCTGTATCTTGGTGTGCCACGGCCCACATACTTGGCAGTGTTTTTTACAGCATAAGCGCCTTGACGGTAGTTCATGGCCATGGTCAGGCCTTTACGTTTCTTGCCGCGTAGAAGTTTGGTGTTGTTGGAGCAAGTACACCTAGCAATGTAGAAGTGCTACGCACACTGTTAAGGTAATAGGCCATTAGGATAGTTATTTGTGGTTCAGCTTGACCAGCTTGTTGAAAAGTTTGTAACAGTGTCATTGCACTAGTGTCGGACTCGTCGGCTACTCTAAACAGACTTGAAGTAAAATTTTCTGCGGCCGCTGCAGTAGTAAACACGCTTTTAAAATAACTCAACACTGCATCATATTCCTGTGATGGTACGTTGGCCGCATAGTTATAAAATTGATCAAAAATTCTAACAGTTTGATCTATTGAGAAGTTGGTAGCATTAACTGTGGTCATGGTTAGCCTGGTGTTGTACTAGTAGGTGGCGTAGGAAAGAATATGCCGCCACTACGATAGTCTAAAGATTGTGTGGGTATACCTACTGGCGATGTCAGCGGCGAAGAACTTGCTCCACGTAGTGCACCGGGCAGTACACCGCGAATAACATTGTTGGCTGCCTTGTTTAAATCTCCATTGACCACACTTCTAAGATTGACATTTTTAAATGTATTATAAGCAGTGCCAGCTTTTTGTGTTGCTCCTATTAGGCCGCCCACTGTGCCACTTTCTAAATCTTGAATAATACCAATTCCAGCGTCGAGCAATCCGCCTTGTCCTAACACAGTCTGAGTAGCGCCGGGCCTGGCCAACGCACTAGGTACTGTGTCGTAATAGGCAGGATCCCCAAACCCAACCACATTGGTGTCAGGTCTGACTCCGCCAATGGCTCCGCTGTAGTATTTGACTGTTTCGTACTTGATGGTCATTCGGTTGCTCATAATGCCATTGCCAGCACTGTAATCATATGTGTCATGTTGCCAGTCGGTGATCATGGGATTGACCAAAATATATTCAGCAAACTTTCGCTGATTCAATCCATAAATGCGAATGTCGCGGAAGAAAGGTGGTTTACCACTTGGTGTGCCATCTAGTGTGGTGTAGCCATCATTGTAGGATTCACCAATATAACCCCAGTCGTTGACTGCGCGACTGTTGTCATAGATATCTCTATTGTTGTAACTGAATCCAGCCGGTGTTCCAATCATGGCAGCCATTTGTCCATTGGTGTTGGCCAAGTTATCGTATTTTTGGCTAGGGTCTTTGTAGTAGTATTTAAAATAGTTGTACCACATGTTACGCACAAGATCGCCACCATCGTCATGAAATTCTATCTGCACCGGATTGTAATCAATTTTGGTTTGTGCCAACCGTTTACGATTGTATTGATTGAGAGTTTCCACGCCCATGGTGTATGATGGCAGTTGAGCAGTCTTGACCATGAGACCAATTTGTGCATTATCTGAATTAGGAAAGGCACCGCGCAGAGCAGGAATCTGCTGAGTGTTTATGGTAAAATAAACATGGAATAAAAACTTTTGCCGTGGAGCAAGTTCAAAGCCATTGGTTTGAAATGTTTTGCTGGCGTGATCGTAGGTTTTTAAACCATCAGCGCCAAAGAATCCTTTAAGGAAATCTTGACCAAAGGCCATAATATATTAAATGGTACCAACGCCAGTTGCTACGTCACCTACGGTGCGTCCAATAGTAGTACCAACTCCTTGGCCTTGTACCTGACTTGCATTGTCATATGTAATTGTCAAGCTGATTGTAGCGGCTTCACTGGTTCCATAGTTGAAATCATTATAGTTGACACTCTTAAGATAGCAACCATACAGTTCCCATGTTTCTAATGCAACTGGTGTAGAAGTTCCGTTGCCGCCGTCTAACACTTCAAACACAGTTAAGAACTTGTAATCAATACCAGAAGCAGCACTGGCCATTTCCATGAAGTCCAATTGTTTCTGTAATTGCTCGCCTACTAGTTTAGATACATGGCCGCCGGCATCATCACGCACATTACATGCCACATCTGCCCAGGTGTATTTTCCAGCCAATTTAATTGTGCTGTTGTAGATAGGAACTGGAATTTCTGCAAATTCAATACTGGGTCTAGCAAAATCTATAACCTGTTTAGTTAATTCTGTAACGGGTGTACTAACCCCAAAATTTTGCAAAGTAACGCGAAAGCGATACTTGAGTTTGGGCATTAATAAACCCTGGCTTGGACTACTTTGATCACTTGCCAAGGGTACTGTCATTCTGGTTAACGATGAAACTGCCATGGTATTATCTCCTATATACTTTATTTATGGTATTGTTTGCCATGGTATTAACCAGCAGTGGCCACAGTACTGATACTAGACGAAATTGTTCCAGTATTCTGTATTCTCAATGGAATATAGATGAATTCAACTGCTTTAACCGGTTCAATTGCAATATCAACATACAGTTCGTTGGCATCAATAGTAGCTGGTGAATTGTTACTTAAATCGCAAACCACCAAGTAATCATAGATACCACGCTTGTTGACCAAATCAATCATCAAACTGGTAATAGTGTTGGTGATCTCGTTACGAGTAATTTGATCATTTGGCTCAAACAAATATGTGTTACCAATTTCTGTTAATCTGCCACGTATAAACGCTACTAAACGTGCTACGTTGATGCGATCCAGTGCGGTTGTAACATTTGTGGCTGTCTTGTTACCAAAGTTAACAATGCCAATACCTGGAACAAATGTGATTGGATTGATATTTAATTGATACAACACATCTCTTGTGGTTTGATTTACACCAATGGTTACAAATTCTCCTGTGGTGCCGTTTACATAACCAATCAGTGCGGCATTGTCAATTACACCTCGACGTGTACCAGCAGGTGCTAACCATGGATAGGACACTTCGTCTGAACGAATAATTGTACGGATCATCATGTGGCTTGGTGGTTGTACCACTGGACTACCTGACAAATCTGTGGTTTGACAGCTAGGGTAGAATACACCAAGGTATGTATCAGAACTTGCCAAGCCATCATTGGTTGGCAATCCAAGACCACTGTTGTTGGTCTGCCACGCGGTGAGATCTGTACTGTCTGGGCCTAAACGCAATGGAGTATCGCCAATTACAAATGCTGTGTTTTTACGATCATTGTTAAGTTCGACCATGTTAGGCATCAACTCTGGATATTGAGGGCAAGCAATCAAGTTGAACTGACGCTGTTCTTCACGAACCAGAACGCTGGTATCAATTCCACTCTTAAGAGCTGCAACAATAATACTACGTTGAGCCTGGCGTCCCATGTATGGAGAACCATCATTTTTATTACCACTGGCAGTGATCCAAGTATTAGTTTCAATTGCAGCCCAATAGTTGGTGTTGGTAGGTAGATATCCAGCACCAGGAGGTGTAACTGTACAAACATAAATCACACCGTTGTAGTTGACAAAACTATTGTATGTATATACTGCTGTGGAACTATAAATGTCTACGTTAAAATCAGTAGTGGTAAAATAGTTGTTTTCAAATGATTTTACATTGAATCCACTTCTGCGTGTGTTCCACAACAGTGTACCTTGAGCATACAATGTAGGCTCTGGCGCATCGAGATCCAAATAGTTACTGGTCAACAAGCTGCTAATTGTTGGAATATTGTCTGTGATTGGATTGGTTGTGCCGTTAGGCGCCCAACGTGCATCTGCAAAAACAATACCGTTTTCTGTAGTTTGGTCAGTGTTGTTGATCTGCACCCACTGATCTGAACCGTCTACATTGCTCCAACGATTGATCACTGGATAGTTTTCTAAATCACTAGTGTCGATCCACAGATCGCCGAATACCAATGGACTTTGCGATGTATTGGTTTGAGTAGTAGGAGCTGTGGTACTGAATATAGGTCCTGTTGCATTGGTATTAGTTAAATTATCACCGCGTACATCATTGCTTACGTTTTGGTAACCAACCCATGCGCCATTATTTTGAATCATAATATCAGCTTGTGTCGTGGCTGAATAATACCAGTAAGTTCCGGTATCTGGATCTTGGTCTGGCCCAGTTGAACTGGCTGTGTAAGTAAAGGTTGGTGTGCCTACCCAATAGCTAAGTATCAAAGAACCATCTGCACCAGCACGGCAGAATTCCGTAGCAGGATCACCATCAATCACTGGCACAAAACCTGCGGTATTAACCGGAGTACCAGTGGTATTGTCTAATACAATATCTCCGCCTGCGGTGTGAGTAAACACAATAGCACCAGCACTGTCAACTGTGGCAGTTACATAAGATGCAAATGTAGAGCCACCAACTGCGGCACTGACTGCTGTGAGGAAGTCTGCTACTGTGGTTCCGGCCAACGTGGCAGTTACTGCACCACCAAGTGCAGCTTGGCCAGGAACAGTTGCATTGATAGTGAATTCGTTGCCATTCACAAACGGACCAGGAGACGTTGTGTTACCTGTTACTATCATTGTTCCAGCTGAGTATCTTTCAAAAATTTCAAGTCCCAGTGTAGCAGGAGTATTATACTCAGGATTAGTTAGTGCAATGGTTGTGCCAGCCACAATGTTTTTGCCGCCACCTGAAGGATCTAGTGTATAAATGGCTGTGCTATCATTGGAATAAAGGTTACAACTTTGTTGAACATATGTTCCTAGCACTGTGCTGTATTTCTTCATTGACAAGTTGGCACCTAAGTTTACACTGTTGGTACGTTGCCAGACTGAACCAGTTGGTTCTGGTTGATCATCGGTACTTCTCCAACGTGGTGCTGAGTAATTTGGCGCAGCTAAAAATGCAGGAGCATGATAGGTTTGACCACCAGTAATTCCTAAATTAGTCAATACAGTTCCGGTTCCAACAGTAATTTCAACAATACCATTTGACAAGTCAGTACTACCGTCGGCTTCGGCTGTGCTGTTGGCATAAATTTGTAACTTGCCGTCAACAAAAGCAGAATAAACACCAGTGATGGCAGCAGAGTTAATGGCATTGCTGACACCTTGTACTGTGTTGTTAGGGCTAGCAGGAACGGTAATTAGCTCACCGTTAACAAAAAATGTATTTGCAGCAGTTAATGAAACAGGTGCCAAGGTTCCTTGCACTGTAGGCCATGCTGTTTTCCAATTGTCGCTGCCAACCTCTACCCAGGTATTATAATAGTCAGACAAGTCTGTAGCTGATGTTTGACTGGTAGTTGGGCCACCACGCTTAAAATAACCAGGATTATTAACGTTGGTTGCTGTGATAGCGTAGTCACCAATGGATCCAATGCTTTGCAATGGCACAGTTGAATCTGTTTCAAGCTGTGTTGTGTCTGTGATTATCAATGGAATTTGATTGGTAAATGCATTTGTGGTAATGTTCCATTGGAACAATCCCCATAAACTACTGGCAGTGTCTAACCAGTAAGTCCCGTTAGGAGGAGTGCCAACTGGGCGAACCAAGCTGGCTGTAAGTGCCGCCAAGTCGACATCGACCCGTTGAATATATGCACGATTTGTAATGCCTAATGCGCTGTAAGCAGCCAATAAGCCGTATTCGTTCAGCTCGTAACCGTTGATCGGTGTGCCAGCTGTGGTTTTATAAAAGAATGGTACGCCATATGTAGCCGACAAATCACGTTGACTGGTAATCAGGTATACCCGGTTAGCATTGGCCTGTAGTGTTCCAGCAGCAACGCCTACTCCTGTGCCGGAAACTTTGTTCTGGGCAGTAGCGAGTAAAATATAAGGGACTGAGTTGACCGAAGCTGGAATATATTGACTTTGGTCAACAACTGTAACTTGTACGCCTGGTGATAATAGTGCCATGGTGAATCCTTTTTTCTAGTTGTTAATATTTATAATAAAAGACAAAAAGAATGGAGTTGTTAAGGCCTTTGACAAAGGTTTTCTCTATAAATATACCATGATTCGCCCTATTTGTCAAAGTTGCAAACAAAGACCCAGTGCTGTAAACTACTATCGTAACGATGTTCCACACTATAGAACTCGGTGTGGCTATTGTATTGCCAAAAAACGTGGGATTAAGATTCCAGAAGCAAGATGGAAAACTGCAGGTTATAAGAAAAAACCCGCATGTGATCGTTGCGGGTTTAGGTCAAGATATGCTAGCCAACTGTTGGTTTATCATGTAGATGGTAATCAACACAACACAGGACTACGCAATTTAAAAACTATATGCCTAAATTGTGTAGAGGAGATCAAGCGGCTAGATCGCCCTTGGGTACCTGGAGATCTTGAACCAGACGTTTGACTTGGCTGTAGAGATTGTCCAATCCGTCAGCATTGTTATCAATAACTGCGTCAAATTGAGTACCAATCCAGGCAGTTTCGCTGGCATGAATTTTGGATCTTTCTAGTTGTTGCAGGCTTAATGCCCATGTCATATTACCTTCTGGCCCACGATTTGCACTCAATGCCGCATCGTACCATTCAGGTTCCGGCCCACGGGTAACACGAATTACTACACCGCCAGCACGTTTAATGGCTGCAATTTCATTAGGAAAACGAACATCACTAATGACAATATCGTTGTTTGTTTTGCGTAGTTTGTTTTCCAGGCTAGCAATCCAAGTATCATCGTGGAAGCTCTTGCGAGCCACTTCGGTACCCCATACTTGTAGCACATAGCGGGGAGTTAAATCGGGCATGTTCAAACGTTCACTCCACCATGCATCCACTTGTTCACGCCAAGCACGGCTTTCTTTTGTGCGCCCTTCTAGCAACTCACGATCCCATCCAAATACTGAACTCACAGCATCTTTAAGTGTGCTGGCAAAACTATCACGCTTAAAGCCGTAGATGTTTTGTAAGTAGTCAGCAATAGTATCTTTTCCGCTTCCTTGAAACCCAGCAATACCAATGATCATCTGATTTCCTTTACGTTTAAATGTTTCAATGTGGCCTGTAACATATCAATTTGTCTACGACAATCTTCAAGTGCATGGTGGCTTGTGGGTGGCTTGGGCAGTTCGGGCCATAAGCTGTAGATGGTTCTAGCATCGCGCACATTGTAAAACTGCCAAGGTAAACTTTTACCATAACTTTTGTAGGCGTGTTCCAAAATATTCATATCGTAAGTTGGTCCATTGGCCCAGATAAATTTGTGTTGCCAAGCCAACTTGTATAGGCTGTCCAAGGCCACATCTAAATCAACACGACCTTCTTCCATGAATGCTTCGGCTTGTGCTTCAGGCTGAGTGGCCCACCAATCTATGGTATCCTGTTGGATGTTACGATTTTCTTGACTTTCTAAGGTGATGCGGGCATAGTATTGGCGGGCATAGTATCCTGTACTAAACGGGTCAAAACTTTGAGCCGCAATGGTTAAAATGGTCGCATCGGGACCTGTTCCTAAACCTTCTATGTCAATCATTAATGAGCTCATGCTAAGAGTATAGCATAAGTTTAGAAAAAAGTCTAGAGAGTGTTAACCAATTACCCAGCTGAGTGGTTGGCTGCCATCTACATAGTTCTTGAGCTCGTCAACCAATTTGTCCATACTGATTTGTGCTTCAGATTTCATGGCTGTGCCATTTAGGGTACCGCCACCTTGTGGGCCAGCAATTGTACCAAATTTTTCACGTGCTTCGCCAATGATCAATTTACAACTAGCAGTCATGTAATCGCGGATCCATTGTACAATTTGAAAATCGTTTAGGAGATTAAATTCAGGTTTGAGATTATAGCACCAAAGTAGAACTGATTCTCCAGTGCCCTTAGGATCGCGGATCAGTTGCAGTTTCTTGGTCACAGGATTCCAAGTATAGTTCATGTAGGCGCCAAACATACGGCCGGCTAGTTCTACATATTGTGAATAGAAGTCATAGGTAGCAAGACCACCGGCTACGTTGAAGTTCATCAGGTACACGTTCATACTTGCTTGACTAAACGGATCAAAGTTTGACGCAAACGGACCAGTTGAGTCGCCAAAGGTTCTACGGAAAATTTGTCTAACTGTTTGTACTTCTTGTGGCAAGTCGTAGATGTTAACGTTGGTCACCAACTCCATAAAGATGTAACTTTCTTCGTAGGCGTTTTGTGCTCGCTGGCGATATACACCAATGGTACGCTGATAGGCCGCTTCGTAGTGCTCAGCATCTAGCTCGATATCAACAATTTGATCGCCTAGTTGTAGACGTACATAATCGATAAGATTTTGTTTTAATGTATCTAAGCTGGATTGATTTTCTAAGGCCATGTAAGGGAGCTCCGTGTTCCCTGTATTTAGTAGTTTACCAAGCCCAGAGTATAATCAAGTTATCGTTGCCGCGGCCGTTAAATTTAGTTTCTGTGGCCTTAATTTCTGCAAATGCTTTGCGAGCTGCTGGTTTACCTCCGCCTGTAACTGCTTTGATCTGCTCAGCAGGTTTGCGTAGTGTTTTTTGTACAGTTGCCAGAGTATCAAACCCAGCAATTGCACTGCCTTTTACAGTAAAGGTACCAATATGACTGTCTGCCATGACATGGATAAGTTTGCGTTTTGCTGTGTCGTACAACCAGGCTTCCGTGGCGCCAACCAGTTTGGTAACTGATTCTGATTTGAGTTTAAGCTCGTCAAATTCCTTCATAAACTTGAATTTGCGAGTTAATTTTTCTGGGCTCACTGCTTTCTTGGCACGTGGTTTGCGTTCTACTTTTTTAAGTTGAACATAACTGTTGCAGTCGTTGATTACTGTTTCACAGAATTTTACACAGTTACGAAGTTGTAGTTTTGAAAGGTGACTATAACCTTCGACCAGCTGATCATCTTTGCCTTCTAGCACTTCTGTAAATTCAGCCAAGCGCAATTCCCATACCCGACTCACGGTACTAATCATATTGGGGCTGATGTTCATACCACGCATGAGTTTGATTGGGCTGAAGTCCGCACTCATTTTTGCGCCAGCGTCAATAAAGTCATCAAACATGGCCTCCATTTCTCCACAACACTCACTTACTTTTTCACGCAAATGATCTTGGATTGTAAGTTTTGCCACAGCGGTGTCGGCATCAACTTCACTTTGTGCTCGTTTAATTTCTTGTTTGGCCTTGAGCATGGTTGAAATTTGCTCGTCAATGTTGCACTGTTCGTGTTCTTTTAATTCCAGTCCAAGTAGGGTCATACGACACACCCAGGCCGGAGTGAGACGAATTTGGCTGTCCGGAATGCCACGCATAGTTTTAGCATCCGCCTTACGGCCGTTGTGTTCAAGATAATGACATAGCATATCTTTGGCGTCTTTTTTGCCATAGTGATAGTTGTACCAGTGAAACGCATTGGCAAAACTGCTGACTCGATTTTCCTCTGTAGGTTGGAATTTCCATTCAGGTTCAAACCCTATGTATTTGGTTTCAGCACCCTTGGGGTTTAATCTTTTGATTTCGTTTAGTTTAGCCATAGTCTTTATTGTATAGTAAAGTTCAAGTAAGGTCAACCAAGTAGGTTGGCAAAGGTTATGTGTTGTTCTAAATTTGTAAGTCTATCTTTTACTGTTTGGACCAATTCTTGATAACGTGCGGTTTCTCGTTTGAGTCTACGACATTCTACACTTTCCATATCTGCAGCCACAATGGCTTGATCCACAGCCCGTGTCATTTTAAGTAGATCTTTGCGAGCTACCTTGTTTTTAACAGCGGCAATAGCACGTTCTGCACTATCTAGTCGTTGAAATAATTCGTCCATTTTGTAATTATACTGGCTTTTGATTTTCAAGTCAATCTAACCGCTAAATACATGACTATGCCACGCTTATCGCTCTATCGCCCTAATAGAACCAATGATTACCAATTTTTGGATCGTACCATATCCGAAATGTACACAGTTGGCGGACTTGATATTTACGTCCATAAGTATCTCGGACCCATTGTTGATCCAGATCAGGCCAATAACCCAGGTGATGCTACACTTCCTATATACGACACCACTAACCCGTTGTTTATTGAAGATTTATTGTTGTTGGAAAATCGAGACCGTGCATATGATCCAGATGTGTATGTCATGCGCGGTGTTTATCGTACACAAGATGTTGATTTTGATCTAACACAGTTTGGCCTATTCTTAAACAACGATACACTGTTTATTACATTTCATTACAATGACATGATTGACACATTTGGTCGCAAATTAATGAGCGGTGATGTGATTGAAGTGCCAAACTTAACTGATTATCATCCACTTAACCGAGCTATTCCTAAAGCACTGCCAAGATATTATGTCATCCAAGATGGCAATTATGCGTCAGAAGGATTTAGTCAAACTTGGTTGCCGCATCTGTGGCGAATCAAAGCCACACCCATGGTCAATGCTCAAGAGTTTAGTCAGATTATTGATCAGCCATTTATGCCTGAAAATATTTGGGACAACGGAAATTTTTATCCGTCTGGTACTGTTGTTAACTATGGCAACACCTATTATCAAGCCGCACAAAATGTACCTGCTGGCGCTGATATTACCGACACCTCTTATTGGACTGTCATTACCAACCCATCCACTGTTGGTGATAATCAATCGACTCGTCCTAAAGATTTAGAAATCAATGATGCCTTGTTGGTACAGGCTCAAGCGGATGTGCCACTGAGTGGATACGACGTTACAAAATTTTATATCTTGCCTACTAATCTGGGTCAGCCGGCGGGTGCTGGAATTACAGCCGACGATACTTATCCCACTGTGGATGGTACACAAGGCGGCACAGGCAACAGTCCTACTAGTTTTGGTTATACCATGGGGTATCTCACAGGAGATCAGTATGCGCCTAACGGATTGCCAGTGACTCCTGGTGTAAGTTTTCCTCCTAATCCAGCGGCTGGCGATTATGCGTTAAGGTTAGATTATTTCCCTAATCGCTTGTTCCGTTACAGCGGCCGTGCCTGGATCAAAGTTGAGGACAACGTAAGAACAGATCTTGACCTGGCGCAAGGGGCATTAACTCAACGTGCTAGCTTTGTCAACAACACTTACACTGTGCCTACTACTGACTTGGGCAACATACCTAGTCGTCAAAGTTTAAGTCAAATACTCAAACCACAAGCCGACAACGGTGACCAGGGTGGCAACTTACCACCTAACCCAAGACCTCCAGGACGATAATGGCTACTCAATTTTTTTACGATGAACAAATTCGTCGCTTCCTACTACAGTTTGCTAGAATCTTCAGTAACTTTCAAGTTGAGTATGGTATTAATCAAGCTGGCAAAAATGACACGCTGGTTCGTGTGCCAGTGCGTTACGGAGATGCTAGCCGTCAAGCCCAAACAATTATACAACAAAACTCAGCCAACGACATGCCCAGCACACCGTTGATGACATTTTATATTACAAGTCTTGACTACGATCGTCCTAGAATACAAGAACCCAATTTTGTAAGCAACATGCAAGTTCGGCAACGCACTTACGACGAAGCCACTGACAGTTATGAAACCACACAAGGCAATGCATTTACCATTGAAAGATTGATGCCAGTGCCGTACAAACTGACCTTAGCATTGGATATCTGGACCAGTAACACCAATCAAAAAATGCAGATCCTAGAGCAAATTTTGGTGTTGTTTAACCCCAGTTTAGAAATTCAAAGCACCGACAACTACATAGACTGGACCAGTCTTACTGTGTGCAATCTTGACAGTGTAAAGTGGAGTAGTCGTAACATTCCAGTGGGCCCGGACAATCCAATTGACATAGCTACCTTAACATTTAACATACCGATTTGGATTTCAAGTCCAGCCAAGGTCAAGAAGTTGGGCGTGGTTGAACGTATTATTGCCAGTGTGTTTGATGCCAACGGCGACGCTAGTAATGCCATACTTGACAATGATCTATTGTTGGGCACTCGTCAAAATATTACACCATATGGTTACCAAGTGTTGTTGATTGGTGGCAAGTTACAAGCATTGCGAGAACAACAGGTAGTGGACCAGCCCAATGACAGTTTAACTCCGCCAGACAGTCCAGAAAGCAATTTGTTATGGCATAACGTAGTAGGCATGTATGGCACACTAAGAGACGGAATTAGTTTTATTAAACTAGAACAAGATGATGGCTCAGAAGTGATAGGTCATGTAAGCTATGATCCTACTGATGATAGATTTTTATTGTTCACTGTAGATCCAGCGTCAGTTCCTGGCAATACACTATCACCGGTGTTGGCCGTTATTGATCCGTTACGCAGTGGCCCAGGTGCTGGCTTGGCTGCCGCGGTTACCGGGCAACGATATCTGTTTACCGAAGCTACTGGTTCATGGGATGATGGGTATGCAGAAGCCTGGGCAGGACTCAATAACGAACCGTTGGTGGCCAGTGCCAACGACATTGTAGAATATGATGGAGTCAGTTGGATTATTTCTTTTGACCACACATCAAGCCCAGATAATATACAGTATGTTACAAATATCACTACAGAAATACAATATGAATGGACTGGAACCTCGTGGATTAAATCGTATCAGGGGCTTTACCCTGGAGGAACATGGACGCTAGTATTATAACGGCTGTAGGAGTTTGGTTTTACGCAATCAACACTCGACGATATCTATATCTCATGCGTAACGATCCAAAACATCCAGGTGCTTGGGGCCTGCCCGGAGGCAAAGTAGAAGCAGGCGAAACTTTACTGGCCGCTATGAATCGTGAATGCACAGAGGAAATAGGATTTGTACCCGAATACTTTAGACTGATTCCTTTGGAAAAGTTTACCACCGCAGACGCAGGATTTGAGTATCACACTTTTTTCTGTCTTGTTGATTATGAATTCCAACCCAGGCTCAACGAGGAACACATAGGCTATGCTTGGATTGATTCGGGCACATGACCACGACCCATGCACCCTGGATTATGGAGTACTGTGAATTTTGAAGCTGTACAAAACAAAATATTGACTATTGAATCCACTGTTCAAACGTCGCAGTAACCAATAAAGTCTCGATAAGGCATGATCTGAGTGTTGGCACAATTGACCCAGACGTCAGGCATGCGGGTAGATTCTCCAACTAGATAAAATTTTGTACCTGGGTATGCAGTAAATACATTGGTAATTTGTTGCATCCATTCATTGTGGCCGCCGGCGGTTTCATCTGTGTAGCCCAGCATGAATATTTCTTTGTGCCCATCAAAGGCTGCTAGATATACCACAGTGGCTAGGTCAACTATTCTGGGTCGCAAGGGAATTAGATAAAACTCTCCTGGGTGAGCAATACAATAGCGTGGACTGGTGTACACAATGTTACTGGTTTGATACCCACTTTCTAAAATTTTGAGCAGGTTATCTGGGTTGGTTTCCACAGTAAAGTCTAGGCGCATCTGTTGAGCAATTTCTCCAGTGCCATAGGTCTGTAATTTTTTACTGCCTAATAGTCCGCCGCGGTGGCGTTGTAGTATAGTGTAATTAAAACGTGCATGGTCTAGGGCACTGCCAATGCAGGCCGCACGTCCACTGAGATGATGGTTGACAATAGGGTTATCAATCCATTCGCGAGTTTCAGATTTTTTACCACCAGACCATTTGGTTTCAAGAATTACAAACTCACCAAGGTATTCGGTTCTGTATCTGGCATCCATTAATTCCTGCCCACAGCCACTTCAATTGTACCTACAGTTTCTGAGTCATATGCTTCGAGAGCTTTGCCAATAATACAACCAGGTTGATACTGTGCCATGTCTAACCGTGTGGCAGTGCCTGGCCTGGAGCTGGCAACCAATCGATCACCTTTGGCAATGGTGCCAACTACCTGACACGGAACTCGTCCAACCAAGGCCACTTCAACAGCGTTGGTGCATGTCAATGTACTGTTCATCAAGTAACTTGGAGTGGTACTTACAATGCCTGCTACTCGAGTACTATGTGATTGTGTTGTGGCAGTGACTTCTTCTTTGCCACCAAACTCAAGCACAGTTCCAGGAGTATATTCTGCGTCAGCACAGTACATCTCTGCCAAGTCAGCATACTGTGCCGATGTTGCTTTGGCAAACACAGTGTTAAAATACCCAGTTGAACTGCCGATGTTACCTGTACCGTTGGCACCGTTGTTGACAATATTACCGGTCAAGGCAATACCACCACTACTTACCCAAATATTGCTGGTGTTGTTATACAACCAAGTAATATATGGATTGTTGGCTGGGCCGACTTCAAATCCACCATTATTGGCTGCAGCACTGCTGATTGCATTGTTAGCAACGCTGATCACCAGGTCGTTTGTAGTAACAGTGTTGGAGTTGATGGTTGTAGTAGTTCCGTTTACGGTTAAATTTCCACCAATGATTACGTTGCCAATGTTGCCAGCCGACCCAATAGTAATTTGATGATCGCTAGAGCGAATTGCATCGTCGGTTATGACCAAGGTACCAATGCTTATAGAGTTAGTGTCACCTACAGCAATGTTACCACTTGACGAAATGTTACCTGTCACACTCAAACTTGTTCCATTATAAACTTTATTAGTAATGGTTTGAACACAATTTAGCCCAACTTGCGCAAATCCACCAGGAGTAGACCCATCATGCACTCGTATTACGTCCAGGTCAGTATCAACGCTTAACTCCCCGGGTGATCCGGTAAATGAGTTATTTTGTGATGTAGTTCCTCTACGGAACTGTAAGACTGTTGGCATTGAATTCTCCTGTTGCTTTATTTATTTAAGTTAGTGGGCCCAGATCCACGGGTTCTAATACTTCTCCTCCAGGATCCATCATGCTGTAAACTTCGCCAAGATTTACTCCAAACGCATCAGTAGCCGATGACTCAAACGGTACTTCCTGCGAGGTTTGTACGAAATTAAAGCTCAAATCAAAATTTCCAGTAGATCCCGGAACAGGACTTACTGTGCTGTTAGGGTAGCTTGTTGCTGAACTGCCACCACCTCCACCAGTTTGATCGGCCCAGGCTAAAATGCCGGCCCCGTTGGTACTCAAGACTTGATCTGCATTTCCATAACTTGTTGGCAGTGTTAATAGATAATCGCCTGTGAGAGCATTGGGTGCCCGTAAAGAGATAAAATTACTGTTGTCAGTGTCATAAAATTTGACCTGTTGCCTTGATTGAACTACAATATTACCGCTGGCTATCAATGTAGATCCAACAATATTGCCCGTAGCCAAAATTTGTCCTGCTGTAACAATGTTACTGCCTGTGATATTGCCGGTGGCCAATACCTGGGCGCCAGTGATAAGATTGCCGCCAGTGATATTTCCCGTAGCACTTACCTGGCCACCGGTGTAGACATTGCTACCTACAACATTGCCGGCCGCAGATACAATAGCATTGGCAAACAAATTACTGTTGGCAATGATGGATCCATTGGCAGATATTGATGAGTTTACTATGATACTTCCACCAACAGATATATTGGCTTGAGTTAAAATATTACCAGCAATATTAGCTACACCGCCTACATTTATATTACCTCCAATACCAGCGCCGCCTACTACAGTAAGAGCTCCTGTTGTGGTATCGTGAGAACTCATGGTGTTGCTAATTTGAATCATACCAAACTGTCCCACAGATGTTGTTGGACTGGTACCAGATAGTATAAATTCTGCCCCGTCGGGGCCTGTTAATATCAAACTGCCTGTTGCAAGATCAGCACTAATCAATGCACCGCCAATGTCAATGGTATTGGCCGCTAGAAATATTTCTTTCCATCGTTGTGTTGGGCTTCCAAGATTGTATGTAACATTGGCCGACGGCAAAAGATTACCAGTGAATGTTGATTCACCATTTACCGTGAGCGTGTTAACGTTGACCTGACCTGTTGTGACAATATTGCCACCGGTCACGTTGCCTGTGGTGTTGATATTTCCTGTAGTTAAATTACCAGTAACACTGGCTGTTCCAATAGTTACAGTGCCGGTAGAACTTACGGTCAACACGTTGGCTGTGCCAGCACTACTTATTGTGACATTGGCATTTGAGTTGACCACTACATTTGATGTGCCTGACGATATTGAGTTGCCATGTAGTTTTGTGTAAAGGTCAGGGCCGTGGTGTTGATCGTAATAGGATCATCAGTGATCAGTTTCCACTGTGTGTCAGCATAGATGGCGCCTTCGGTCACCATCACAATCATGCCAGCTTCAATTTCACCGTTTTCATTGCCGTCCAAAGTTCTGATCCAGGTACCGTTGGCGCCCGATCCTACTGTATCAACTAGATAAAGTCCGTTTTGACTGCCTGTATTTTGTGCTGTGACTAAAATTCTGTCGTTCAAGCTGAGATTTACACCGTCGACTTGATTAGGGGCGCCGCCTGCAAGATTAACCGTGGCGGTCGCAACCACTCTCGTGGATTGTTTGTAGTCTAAATTGAATATCTGCGCGGCACGCGGTCTAGTTAAGGCCATTGTAGTTCCTGTAATATCCAATATTTAGCCAAAAAAAACAGGACTGCTCGGAGTCCTATTTTACAGCAGTTATACTGTTCCTTAATATCCCTGGAAAGTATAAAATAAACCTGGTTGGAATAGTCCGCCGCTCA